AGCAGGTGACAGTGCCAAGAGAGCAGAAGACATCTTGAAGTTGATTAGATCAAGACAAGCAAAATAATCTGACATTTTACCACGGCCCTGATATTGACGTCAGGGCCTTGGTATGCTAAAATAGATTACACAAAGGACAAAAATTATGACAAAAGTATTTGACGCAACAAAATTTAGAAAAAGTATAACGAAATCAATACAGGGTTTAGGAATTGGATTCAGTGATCCAACAGATTGGATATCAACAGGAAACTATGCATTAAATTATCTAATGACCAGTGACTTCAACAGAGGTATCCCACTAGGCAAGGTAACAGTACTTGCAGGTGAATCAGGAGCAGGTAAAAGTTACATAGCATCAGGAAACATTATCAAGAATGCACAGGATCAAGGTATCTTTGTTATACTGATCGACACAGAGAACGCACTAGATGAACAATGGCTACAAGCATTGAAAGTGGACACATCAGAAGATAAACTTTTAAAATTAAGCATGTCAATGGTTGATGATGTTGCAAAAACTGTTTCTGAATTCATGAAAGGATACAAAGAGCAACACGCAGACAACAAAGAAGGTGCACCTAAAGTGTTGTTTGTTATAGACAGTCTAGGCATGATGCTTACCCCAACAGATGTCAATCAGTTCGAAGCAGGTGACATGAAAGGTGATCTAGGTAGAAAACCCAAGGCACTAACGGCACTAGTAAGGAACTGTGTTAACATGTTTGGTTCATGGAACGTGGGACTTATAGCAACCAACCATACATACGCATCACAGGATATGTTTGACCCGGATGACAAGATATCAGGTGGACAAGGATTTATCTATGCCAGTTCGATTGTGGTAGCAATGAAGAAATTAAAACTTAAAGAAGACGAAAAAGGTAACAAGGTTACTGACGTGAGAGGTATCAGAGCCGCTTGTAAAGTTATGAAGACCAGATATGCCAAACCATTTGAAGGGGTACAAGTCAAGATTCCATATGATACAGGCATGGATCCTTACAGTGGACTAGTTGACTTGTTTGAGAAAAAAGGATTACTAGTACAACAAGGTAATAGACTAAAATACATTGATTCGAAAGGCAAAGAACACATAGACTTCAGAAAAGCATGGACAGGTGATAAATTAGATATGATAATGGCGGAATTTAAAGAAGAAGTGCCTGCAGAAACAACGGAAGAAAACGAAGAGTAATGATAGATTTTACACATGAAGATATCGAACGTTTATGGAATTCGATAATCCACTATGTGCCAGAAAGACAAAAACTGGACATGGCAATTGACTTTATAAAGAGCCTAGAGGACATTGGTGTAGAACATGATGAGATAAAAGCGTCTGCAGAATACGATCCTAAATTAGAAGAAGCAATTAATACTGTATTCGAAGAGGACGATGAGTCAGACGGATATGGTGATGATGATTAATTGGTACAACGAAGTAAGTAGAAATCTCGACAAGATACCTGACTGTGTCGCATACTTTGACAAAGAACTACTAGAAGCAAAGAAGCAGTGCAAAATATACGGTAATCTAGAAAGAGCAAGTGCATCACTACCAGGAATAGTAGAAGAAAGATTCAGTCAGTTGCAACAACTGGAAGCGATATTAGAATACCTCAACATTGAATTAAGAAGACTAAGATCAAAAACTTTTAGGAAATATTTAGAAAATTACAACAGAGCATTATCAAGCAGAGATGCAGAGAAGTATGTTGACGGCGAGGACGATGTTGTTGACATGGATAAAATTATAAATGACTTTGCATTGATAAGGAATCAATGGTTAGGCATCACCAAAGGTTTAGATCAAAAACAATGGCAAATTACAAACATTGTTAAATTGAGAGTAGCAGGAATGGAAGATGCCGACATCAAATAGAGTAATCCTTACAGACGTTGATGGCGTACTGTTAGAGTGGGAACACCATTTCACAAAATGGATGTTACAAAGAACACTGTTTGACCAAAGAGGTGCTAGGTACCACCCTTACAGATTGTTACCCAATAAACAAAATACATACGAGATGGCAGACCGTTTTGGGTTGACCAAAGATGAAATACGTAAAGAGATCAGGGAGTTCAACAGGAGTGCATGGATGGGAACACAAAGACCCATGCTTGAGTCACAAACTTGGGTGAAACTTATGGCCGCAGAAGGTTGGACATTTATTCCTATCACATCGCAGACGTCAGACATACCTGCACAGCATTTACGTAAGAAAAGATTAGGAGAATTATTTGGAGATCATGTTTTTACCAATTACCATATTTTAGGCACAGGAGCCGACAAAGATTCGGCATTAGCAGAGTTTCACAACACCGGACTATATTGGGTCGAGGACAAGCCAAAGAACGCTGTAGCCGGGCTCAAATACGGTTTAAAGCCTATATTAATCGACCATGAATACAATCGAGACTTTGATCATCCTGAGATTATACGTGTAAGTAATTGGAAAGAAATACACCAAATTACGTCGGGAAGAAAATGAAAATATATGTAGGACACGACAGTAGAGAAGACATAGCATATCAAGTTTGTGAACACAGTATAAAAAGAAGAGATCCTTCTGCTGAAGTAATACCACTGAAACAGAAACAAATGAGGGATCAAGGATTGTACACCAGACCAGTGGACAAACTAGCCTCCACAGAATTTACTTTCACTAGATTCTTTGTACCATATATCAATGACTTCAAAGGTTGGGCAGTTTTTTGTGACTGTGACTTCCTTTGGAAAATACCATCGCACGAACTTATAAAACACTGTGACAACTCGAAAGCAGTGGTTGTTGTGCAACATGATTACACACCAAAAGAAACTACAAAAATGGACGGGCAGGTGCAGACAGTGTACCCAAGGAAAAATTGGTCTAGCATGGTGCTTTGGAATTGTGAACACCCAAAGAACAAAATACTTACTCCAGAATTGCTCAACGAAGAATCGCCAAAATTCTTGCACAGGTTTGGTTGGTTGGATGAGAACGAGATAGGATCTCTGCCTCTAGAATACAACTGGTTAGTTGGTTGGTATAAGGAACCAAACGACGGACATCCAAAGATCCTACACTACACTGAAGGTGGTCCATGGTTTGATGGTTATCGTGATTGCGAGTACGCGGACGATTGGAAGAAAGAACTTATAAATTTATTCAGTGCGTGATGGACTGGACAAAATTAAAACTAGATCACTATCACGACCAACCTGTAGAGCACATCTGCATCACCAGTATGATCGACACAAATACCTACGATAGGTTATACGAAAATCAAAAAGATTTGAATCACCAAAGTTGGCAAGAATTCAAAAAAAAGCACAATACTAATTGTTCTTTGCGAGAAAATATATCAGACATCGATTTAAGCAATGACGTTATTTGGCTTTGGTTCTTCAAAGAAAGAAGTGATCAGACTGCATCTTACGTTCATATAAAAGGCAAACAAATAAGGTACAGGCCGAACGTTTTCTTAATATCTAAATGCAAAAATTTTAAGTTTGTGCATGCCTCGAGGAAATATATTAGAAGTCCGTTTGTTCAATTGGACATGAATGTAGATGACTATAATAAAATACTAAAAAGATTTAATAAAACTACGTAACGCATCTACATCAGATTTTAAATGCCTGTCTCTGACTTTAGTCCATACGAAGTTATCTCTTTCTCGAATGTTTAAATTTTCCCGTATTTGTTTTCCTGCATTGTCATCTAGTATCTTTTTTGCTTTGAATTCAACGTCAGGAAGATAAAGACATCTGTTAAGTTTACGTGCAACTTTTTGTGTGTATGAATCAACATGCCAATGCCAAAAAAATGCAGGAGCCAAATATCCTAAAGTATTTGTCCAATTTTTATGAACTGCAAAGTGGGCCGCTGGTAAAGGTTCGTCAGGCCATAGCGTTGCTTTACTACCAAAGTCCTTGTTGCCTTTCGTACGCCCATCGCTTGGCACTACCATCAGGATCTTGTCTTTAAACTTGTTAATCTCGTCAGTTATAATTTTGTCCCAGTGTTTGGTTTTAATTTGCACGTCATCACCCATTAACATTACAACATCATTAGTTGCCTTGTCGCACATCAGATTCCAACTATAACAAGTTGACTGATTGCGTCCTACCACGTAGTGTTTTTGGTCTAATAGGTCTTTGTACTGTGCTAAAGTTTTGTCATCGTAATTAAGATAAAAAAGAAACTCTGTGTTACCTTTTTGTGTCTTTAAGGCAGTGTCTATTAATCTTTTTGCTAGTTCAGGTCTACCCCTTGATGGACAGCACAAGGAAATCATATCAATTTATTTTTCCAAGTTTCCGGAGTGATATCATTAACAATTTCTAAAGGCAAGTGATACTGGAATTTTTTAGTTCCCCTTGTCCTTATATATTCCGCAGTCTTACTCACAGACTGTCGCATATTTGTTGATGTTTTGTAGTCCAATAATTCTCGTGCTTTGTCTGACGAACAGGTTGCAAGTTTAACTTCTTTGGGCCTATCTTTGTGATGTATTGGATCGAGATTAATTCCTGTTTCATTTGCACAGGCTTCTGCTAATTCGTTTATCGTTACAGGCTCTTCGTCTGGGCCTATGTTTATTACTTCACCAACAACGTTGTCATGAAATGCAAGTGCGTTCAAACAATATAGACAATCGTCTATGTAACTGAAACATCTTTTTTGTTCACCGTCTCCGTATATGATAGGTTGTTTACCTTGCAACATCCTGTTCAACATAATAGACATTACGTTCCTAAAAGGATCGTCATACTTCTGCCTCGGGCCTACAATGTTGTGAGGAACAGCAATCACATACTCAACTCCGTGTGTTTCACACAAGTTTCTCAATACGTCTTCTCCGGCCTTCTTTGCAATACCGTATGGATCCTGCGGTCGACATTCGTAATCTTCTTTGTAAGGCAACTTGTCATGCTGACCATACCTGGCCATGCTTGAACAGTACACGATACGTTTGACCTTGTTTCTTATTGCGGCAGTAATGGTTGTGACAGATGCTTCAAAAATATTTCTAGTAACTAACACAGGAGAAAATACAGACAGTCCTTCATAGGCAGTGGCGGCAGTGTGGTACACTATGTCACAACCCACCATTGCCTTGGTCATGTTCTCCAAATCGCAACAGTCTACTTGGTGAAACTCAACATCCTGTGGTACATTATCTGTGTAACCACCAATCATGTTATCATTACCAGCAACGGTATGACCTTGCGATATCATTAAGTCTGCTAGATGTGATCCTAAAAAACCTGCTACACCTGTGATAAAAATTTTCATTTTGAGTATTTAATTTAAGTTATGGACGGTAGAAAACTTTGTCTGGCCAGTGGTCCATCAGTACCTTGTATCCTAAAGTTTTTATATGTGTTTCGATTTCAATATTACTACTACCATATTTTCTAGTGTTGTTGTTCAACTCTATCATTATGTACTGCACATTTTCCAACGTGTTCTTTGCACCTTTTAACACTTCCATTTCATAACCTTCTACGTCTATTTTAATTAAATCTACGTCAGGAAGTTGTAGACTATCTATTGTGGTCATGGTAATGGAACCCTCACCAATTACTCTTTTACTCTGTGTAAAATTATCTTCTGACAAAGATATCTTTGTTTGTTCGGCACCTATGGCAAGTTCATGTGTATCTATATTACCATCAACATTTTTTGCAAGACACGAATAATGAAGTTTTTCTGGCTCAAACGCAACCACATGATCGCAGTACTGCTTCATTGCCATACTCCATGTGCCCACCCATGCACCTATATCTAAAGCACATTTGAATTTCTTATTATCTTTACTACAATAATCTTGGAATTTTAAAAGACATTTGTTCTGAGTGAATGGTTTTCCTGCTCTCCAATCTTCTATGTGGACATCATTGCTAGGCACCCAAAACCCATTAATTTTTTCTATGTTCATAGTATTTCTTCAACTAGCGGCATCAATTGTTCCGCCCATGCTGTCTGGCCTTCCACGTTTGGATGTTCGTCTAACTCCGATACAACCATTTTATGTTTTAGGCACCAACCATGTTGCGTTTCATTGAAACTGCCTTGCAATCTATAATAATTTTTTTGATCAACCATACCTAATAATTTTTTACACTCATCAGTTAACGGGTCATCGAATCCATTGTAAAGGGCATTGTACATTAAGTAAGGTACACGATTTGCATTACAAAAATTTTGCATATAGAGTATCTGCATCGCTGTCCTTATCTGCCCTTCTTCTTCTATGGCAGGGTAGTATTCTCTAACACCTTTGTTTATCCATGGATCGAATTTTACATCCTTGTAGTTGACCTGTTCATCTATGCCTACCATCTTCCAGGTGTGCCAGTGGCTAGGATTACTGTGATACTTTTCTCTTACTCTAGTAAGTCCTTCTCTTCTGTTGTGACTGGTGATACCGATCAACACAAACGTTTTTCTAAACTGTATATGTAACAATCTTCGCAATATCATCTCGTTGCTGGCACCGTTTTGTGAAATAGGATTGTACTTCCGATCTAGTTTATCCGCTAATATCTTGCCAACGTTGGTGGGCTCGTTAGGAATTATCAATCCGTGTTTTTTCTCAAACTGTTTCTTACGATTTTTAAAATGTAGGTTGGCTCCCCTCTCCAGTCCGGGTATAAATGTTGGTACTGCGTTGCCAACAGCCATGGAACATCCTAAATGTATCAATCTTTTCACAGCAATCCCTTGTCCATCAATATTTCTATTGCACGCCCATTTGCTAACTCCTCAGGGGTAAACTGTTGGTATGCAAGACTGTACAACCACTCTTCGGGACCTCCGTAGTAAGGATTTTCTATGTCGGCCAATTCGGTTCCTGCTACGTCAGTGGCAAAGCTCTTCTCATGACAGAACACCGGGACACCTTCACACATGGCCTCCACCGCGGAGATAGAACAACTGGTCACAACACACCACGCCTCTTTAAGATCCTCAGATAGGGGTATCTTGGCTTCACTCGGTCCTGATGTACCCCTGCCCCTAGGCTTGAGTCGAAGTCGTATAGGTCTGTCTGTGTATCTCTTTATTTTTTCTATAGTACGATTTGTCCAATCAGGCTCATCTATATAAGTGTTAATGCTGTCCGAACTAGGACAAACCAATACGTACTTGCCAGCGAACGCAGGCGCCTTTAACTTCATGCCAAACTTCTCGAATCTGTCTGGCTTACAGTCTTTAATGTAAGGTACGTGTATGTTGTTCTTGCAAATACGCCAGTAATGATTGTCTGCTTTGAGATTGCTGTTGTCAAATCTTCCAAAGTATGGAGTATCCGCAAACCAATAATTATGATTACGTGCCTCCAACTGCTGTATCATTCCCATGTTGTTGTTAACAAATCCCCAAAACATGCTGTTGCTGGCAGGGTCTGTCTCAACTGCATTGTCTAGTTTTGTTATCTGCTCAGGCCAAGATTTTGCTACACCGTTGAAAACTTCCCACGCCTTGCTTTTTGGATTATTAAATGGTGCGTAAATTGTTAGCATCTATAAATTTCTTCAATTGAGTTGCCCAGTCTTTGTGTCCTGCTGTTGACGGATGTGGATCGTCAGGTGCACAGTGTTGATTATTTTGCACCGTGTAGTCTAAATGGCTGGTGTCTGGTTTGAAGAATCTTTTTGTATCTATCTTGTCAAACATTAACTTTATATCAGGATTTTTTATGTCTGCGTCTGATAGTGTGTTGTACATGACATATGGATACTTCCTTAATTTGAAGAAATCCTGTAGATCGTGTATAGCAAGAAGAGATTCAATTTGAGTCGCCTGCTCTATGTCTAAACCTTTTGCAAAAAGATATTTGAAAAAAGATTCTGTGTTGCTGTCACGGTTTGGATCCCATGTCTTCCAGGTGGTCTCCATTGAGGGAAACTTACGTTTCTTAAAACCATCACCCGTGGGAAAGTCAAACCTATCACCACCACTGGATCCTATGACAAAAAAACATTCACTTGCCAGATCTGGAAACTTTTCACACCAAACCCTAGTCGTCCACATTAGGCGTTTGTTGCCACGTCCGCCGCCTGCCAGGTTCTCAGCAATTGGAAGATCCAACATGCTTGACAATTCCTTTCCACAGTGCGTGAGGACTCCACACTTGGGTCTGGTCGTCAAGAAAGAACAACCATTTATGAACATTTTTGTTGGCATGTGACTATAATTATATACTACTTATTCATGGTATGCAAACGGTAAAAAACATAAGTTCTTTGAAGTATTTCTTGGATCGTTGGGAGACGGTGGATCCAGAATACAATTACACTGTTCCCTATCATGATTCGATTGATCCAAAATTCTCAAGTTTACCAACCTTTGTAGCGGAGTTCCATAATTGCAAAGTGCATACTTGTCCTTTGTTGCTAACAAGAGAAAATAAATTAATCACAAACCATGTTTGGACACTCACACACAAGAGCAGACACAAGCCACACAAGAGTCACAACCTCTGGTCCGAATGGGACGACACAGTAGATTTACAAATACCACCGGTAACAGAATTTTTCCATGAGAAAGACACATACGTGTGGTTACCTGTAGATGAAGAGAGCAAAGGCAACCCATGGCACATCTGGATAGATGTAATATCTAAATTTAGACTGCTTGAAAAAAGATGGTCTACCAACTTCGCTAGGTATTGCTTTGTGTTGGCGAATCATAGTCCTTACTTTGAAAAAGTTTGCAAGGAACTTTTTCCTGATGTAAAGATAGTTGTTATGCCAAAAGGCGACACATGGCATTTCAAACATCTCATCGTGCCAAGCATGAGTAACGTAAGGGATGGGGTAATCGTGCCACCACTGGCACCTTGGCTGAGACATTTCAAAGGGGCAAATAACCTTAAAGGGATAAAACCTCACAGAAAAATAGTTGTTTTACGACCTGGAGCGAAAACTAGAAGAATGTTGAATTCAGATGAATTGTTGCTGAAACTTAAAGGATGGGACACAGTCACTCTTGAAAATTTAAGCATTAAAGATCAAATGAAAACATTTGCAGAGGCATCTCACGTGCTGGCGGCCCACGGCGCAGGTATGGTTAATTTGTTATGGTGCCAACCTGGAACAAAGGTCATAGAGATCCAAGACAGGAACATGATACACAAAAAAGTATATCCATTGCTGTCGCACAACCTTAACCTAGAGCATAAGTTATATCTAGCAGATGTGGTTCCTATACCGAGGGAGAATAATTCAAAACCAACAGGAGTGAAAAGGTTCAGCGATATGATAAACTTTAAAATTAATATTCCTGAAATTATGGAGCACTTAGAATAATGTTGTCAGTCTTACGAAAGATACCTATACTAATAAAAGAACCTTATCCTCATTTTATCATAGAGGATTGCTTACCAGATGACATGTATGATCAACTGGAAAAAGAATGGCCAACTGAACAACTACTTGCAACCGAACCATTCGACGACGGTATATGTTACAGGCTGAAGTCTGATGAAATGTTAAAGCAGGGGGTTGTAACTGATCTCTGGAAAGAGTTTGCAGAGTACCACACTTCCCCGGCATTTTACAAAGAAGTAAAAAATATTTTTGGCGATCTAATGCCTACTGTCAAGGACATAGAGCATACATTAAGTCCACGTGGTTGGGATAAGGGTGGAGACCACATAGGATCAGACTGTCAGACAGTGATGCACAAACCTGTAGATTTCAGTTCGAGGACACCACACATAGATAACCCTAGAGAAATCTACGCCGGATTACTTTACATGCCATACGCAAATGATAAAAGTTCTGGAGGAGAATTCCAGATACACAAGGCAACTTCTGATATTACCGAGGTAAACAAAAACGGAGGCAGAGCCGTAGGGGACAAAGCAGGAGACGTTCTGAAATCCGTGCCCTACAAACGCAATACATTTGTTATGTTTTGCAACAATTCAACAAGCACTGTGCATAGTGTTTCTGCTAGGAAAGATGCAAAATTACATAGGAGAAGTGTCAACATTATTGCAGAATACAATAGAGCGTCTAGACGTTCGATGTTTCACGTGAAAGAACTTAGGAAATGAACATAGCAGGAATACACACAACCAAGCCACGTACACAACGTTACGTTGACGCTTTTGTAAAGGGCAGTCCCGGTTCTACAAAAAAAATATACCAATTCAGAGAACTTAAAAATTTACCAGAAGAAACTCTTACAATGTATGGAATACTCGCTGGGTCTGGTGAAGTGTACAAATGGTGTGAGAAGGAAAACAAAGATTTCTATTTTATGGATCATGGTTACTTCACTAATGCACATGACAGTCCTCACTGGTTGCGAATAACAAAAAACAAACACTGTCAAAACATCATGCAGGACAGGCCACATGATAGATATGAAAAATATTTCAAACAAGGAGTTGACCCATGGAACAAAAAAGGAAGCAAGGTACTCGTGCTTCCGCCTACAAATGCTATTGCTAATTTTTTCAATGCCGAAGACTGGTTGGCAAAAACACTAGCAACATTAAGACAAAACACAGACAGGCAAATAGAAGTAAGAGAAAAACCTTACAATCCAACTGTTATATTAGATCATGTTGGCGCCACAGTCAAAATAGACAAGCCGACAGTCCACAAGGGCAATATAGATTGGAAAGATTATCATGCAATAGTAACATATAATTCTAACACGTTAGTTGCAAGCCTTGAAAATGGTGTACCTGTTTTCTGTGAACCCTCTTGTGCCGCGGCACCCATATCCGAGACAGATTACAGCAAAATAGAAACACCTAAATACGGAGACAGGATTGCATTGTTCTCAAGTTTAGCGTATAATAATTGGACTATGAAAGAAATGGCCAATGGTACAGCCTGGAGAATGTTGAATGAAAGTTGAAATATTTAGAAGGACAGTAAAAGATCGTAAGCGTGGTAACAGTTATGAATTACTTTACCATCTTAAAAAGGGTATCGAAGCCGCAGGAGACCAACCTATTATAGTTAACGAGGACAGATCTGGCCCAACTGTGGAAGGTGAAATGATGCCTACTGCACCCATGGCGGCCATGTTTGGCTACGGTGGCGACAAGCAGATGCACCACACCAAGGGCAGACGGAGAGAACTGGCCGATAACTGCCGAGAGAAAAAAATTCCCTTGATCACATTCGACGGTGGACTGTTGTCTAGTTTTGGCAATGTGTCGACCTCGTCAGAACATCACTTTCGGGTCTCACTCTACACGCCAATGAACGACGGTGACTTCCTGTCCGACAACAGTCCTAGTGATCGTTGGGACATGTTGGTCAAGAAGTTTAATGTTAAGTATGAACCATGGCGTAAATCTAATAAAGAGGATCCAATAATATTTGTGCTACAACCCAAGGACAACTGGAGCATGAATGAACTAGATCCCATAGATTGGTTCAACAGTGTGTATAACAAACTGAGACCAATGACTAATCGAAAGTTCATAGCACGTCCTCATCCAAACAATGTGTCTAACATATTAGAACGTAAAAATGAACTGCCCGACGACGTTGAAATTCAGTATACACAAAAACATTTTGTAGGAGACGAAAAAAAATTCTATAGATTTCATTTCCAAGAAGCGATAGCGAAGGCACACGCTGTGGTGACACACAACTCAACGGCCAGTGTGGACAGTTGTATACGCGGCATTCCTACTTTCTGTACGTCAGACTTAGCATTGTGCTGGGACGTGTGTAACAAGGATCTTGCAGACATAGAGACTCCCAAAACTACAGACAGGACGCAATGGGTAAACGATCTTGGCTACAAACTATGGAGCATCGATGAAATCAAAAACGGCACCGTCTACAAAAGATTCAAATCGAAATTAGGTCTGTAATGAGTAGTCTAGCAGTAATAACAACGTTCCCACCAAACAGGTGGACCACATACGCAAAAAGGATGATCGAGAGCCATGTTAAATTTTGGCCAGACGACGTAGTGCTTTATGCATACCATGAAGGTGACAGACCAAATTTTGATCATGCCAAAGTAAAATTTATCAACATTGAAGAAGTTAATCCAGAACTTGTCAGATTCAAACATAGGCACAAGCACGATCCCGTTGCCAATGGCGAAATAAACGAAATACCTGGCGGCGTGAGGAGAGATCCGACCGCGGGAAAAAACGATAAAGGCAAGGGTTCTTACCTGTGGGACGCAGTAAGATTTTCTCACAAAACATTCGCTGTTGATCATGCAATTAAAACAATTGATGCTGACTACATATTATGGTTAGACGCAGACACTTACACGTTCAGGAGCATCACGACAGACTTCGTCACTGGCCTACTACCAAGTGATAAACTTGTGAACTTCTTAGGTAGGGGAGAAAAGTATCCCGAATGCGGTTGGGTGTGTTATAACAAGAAGCACCCTAAGATCACACAGTTCATGAAGTACTGGACTGATCTGTACATAAAAGATACCATATTTAAAGAACTAGAATGGCACGATAGTTACGTGTTTTGGCAATGTGTCAAGAGGATAGCACCCAACGATGGTGTTGACATAGGCAAGGGAGCAGGTGCCAAAGGACATCATGTGTTCATTAACAGTGTCCTTGGTGGTTACGTGGATCACATGAAAGGCAAAAGAAAAGTTTTAGGAAAAAGCAGTAAGAGTGATCTGCGTGGTGATCGCACAGAAGATTACTGGAAGAACGTGGAGAACTATGATCCTTTTGGTGGCGTCAAGTTCGATGCCAAACAAGCAGAGGACATAGTAAGCAAAGTTGCAAAGGGAAAGCAAGGCAACTAATGAAGATAGAAATTTGGCCAGACCATGGTCCATTAAATTCCAAAGACATATTCTCAAAGTTTATTCATTCTTTACGGCAGTCAGGGGAACAGGTGTGGGAGAACAAGCAGGCACCTGATGCCGACGTGGCGGTTATATGGAGTGTGTTGTGGCAAGGTCGCATGCGGCATAACAAAAATGTATGGGACAGATATAGGAATGCCAACAAGCCAGTGATTGTTTTAGAAGTGGGTGGTATCAAAAGAAACGAAACATGGAAGATAGGAATCAACGGTGTCAATAGAGAAGCAGACTTTCACAACGAAGCCGTTGGCGGAGAACGCTGGAACAAATTCAACATTGAACTTAAGCCATGGATGCAGACAGGAGACGACATAATAGTATGCGGACAGCACACTAATAGCCATCAATGGAGAAACAATCCTCCCATGTCAAAATGGTTTGAAAATCAAATTACTGAGATCAGGAAGCACACAGACAAACCTATAGTGATCAGGCCGCACCCGAGGAATCATGTTGCAATAGACACGAGAAAATATAAGAACGTTAGAATAGTAGGACCCAAAAGAGACACCAACACCTATGACGACACAGACCTGGCAGACAGATTACAATCAGCATGGGCGGTAGTAAGTCACTCAAGTAATCCTGCCATGACAGCAGTGTTCTCAGGAATACCTGTGTATGTATCTGAAACAAGTTTGAGTCACGATGTTGGTAATAAAACTTTTGAAAACATCAACAATCCTTCAATGCCCGATAGACAACAATGGGCAAACCGTTTATCATACACAGAATGGTGGCCTGAAGAGATAGAGCAAGGACTACCATGGAAACGAATTAAAAAGCGACTTGAGGAGAAATATCTTAAATGATCACACCAATTAATTGGAGCACGTATACGGGCGAAAAGGTTTGTGTTAAGACAACTATACGTGGAGGTAAAAAAATACAAGAATGGAAGTTCTATGAAGACAAAGTAAAAGCGTTGCCACGGGGCAATGGCTACATCATAGGAAACGGACCGTCTCGTAAAGACTTTGATCTCAACAGACTTAAACCATCAGGACAGACTTATGGTTGTAATGCTTTGTACAGAGATTTCATGCCGGACTTCATATTCTCTGTCGATAGTAAAATGACCAAGCGAATGATAGAAGACGAAGTCGGACTAAAGACTTTCCACTACGCACCAGCGTTAGAAGTAAACAGAGATGAAAAACAAATGTTACATTTGATCCCACATAATCCGCACTGGATATCAGGTAACGTGGCTTTCTGGACTGCAGGAGTTCATGGACACAAAAACATCTATCTAATAGGATTTGATTTTAGAGAATACGGAGCAGGACAAATAAACAACATCTACCAAGACACTGAATGCTATGGTGAACGTAATGCAGACACCGTATTTGATGGATGGTTGAAGCAATTCAGAGATATGATAAAAATGAGACCAGAAGTCCAGTTCACCGTGGTGCACGATAACCCACCCGAGTACCTACAAAATTTGCAGACAGGCACGGACCTAGGCAATAGTAAAGTTATATCTTACGCTGAGTTTGAAAAAGTTTTAACACCTTGAAAGGTTTAAACCTGCAAGTTTAAACTTATTTTTCCAAGCAAAGAAGTTTTTATTATGATTTGCATAAGGATCTCTAACCCAAGTCATCTGATAAAGATGAACCATTTCATGAGCTAACGTTTCAATAAAATCTTTCCATCTAGGAAACTTACAGTGTATTTCAAAATAGTACTCACAATCGATATGGTAAGGAATTATCCTTTGATTGAACTTGCCTTTTGGTGTTTTTCTATTGTCCCAATTTACCACACATCTTCCCCAATCCTTATGTAATTTTTTGATGTGCAATGGTACCATTGGTAATCTACTGTTGAACAGGCCTTTGTTTATGATCCTGAACCAATGGTATGCCTGCTCTTGTGTTGGTCTGAACCCAACTGTATTTTTATGTCTTGTCAGAGTGTTCTCCAACCTGACCTTAAGTTGTTTCCTTACATTTACCGTTTTATTTTTCGCTTTCTTCATGGTTGACAGTATTACCAATTATGTTATAATATACTAATAATTACCTAAAATACTATGACTAATATGCACACAGATTTGCCAAAAACAATTAACGAAGCCCTTAAAATATTAGCATATAATGATTATTTTTGGACTGATGCTCAAAATGTTCAAAAGATTAAAATTAAACCCCATCCTAAGGATTATGAAACTGTGAGATCACTAGCAGAATCACAGTACGCATGGACGGAGAAACAGGCAAGACTTGCATTGGTTATTCTTAAGAGATATCTAACCAAGTTCCAAGCACATGGCATGGACATAAGCAAGTTGCTAGACAAACCAGAATATGACGACGACTTCAGGGTAATAAGTTTTGACAAAGTAATTGAGAAGTATACAGATGAGGACAACGTTGACAAGATAGAAATGCGATTTCCTTACAACAAGAAAGTAATACAACTGATACGTTGCATGAAGGACACTCGTGACCTACCTGGCATGTATGCCATGTATGATGGCGAAAGAAAGAAATGGACATTCCAACATAGTGACGTCACTGCTTACTACCTGACACTGATTGCTGTAAGGTACGATTTTAAATTTACGGACGATAGCCTACTAAATGATTACGAATTAATTAAAAAAGAAATAGTCGGACATCGTAAACCCACAGCACGATTAGTTGCCGGAGAAATTGTTTTAAATGATGCACCGGAATCCTTACAAGAATACTGGGACGACAACTTGAAAAACAAGCCAGCGTTGACACAAGTAGATTCATTAAAGAACTTCAATATACCAACCAAAGGAATCAACGTAGAGGCCGGAACTACGATAGGTCACAAGATTGCACACAATGACTATCACAAGTTATGGATAGACTCAAAAGGGTTTTCAAAGAATGATGTTGTTAAAGGATTAATAGAACTGGATTGCTTTCCGTTGATGATGCCTGTAAGTGGAGACATACACATGGAAGACGATGTAAAAGATTTCTGGGGATGGTTAAGGGTATTCCAAGCACACGGCATAGACATACTGAATGATTGCAGTTGGGGTTTCGATATTAAAGAACCTATGTACGAAAAAGATTATGCCAAGAAGGGTAACAATAGAGTCACACTACTGAACAATAATAGATCGCAAGATTTTTTTGAGAACTTGTTTGAACTACACCAAATGAGTAAGCAATTCAAACATATAAGTGATAATACCAAAATAATATTTGTTAGGAACAGGATACCAAGAGCATTGATCAAAAGCAAGATAAAACCAAAGGCATCGTTAGTTGCATTGGGTGGTGGTTACTATGCCACAGGCACTGACAATCTAAAAAGAATGCTTGAAAATCTTCCAAAAAAGTTGTATTATAGTGATCACCAACCGAGTAGTTGGGATTGGCATGATCACATAATAGTAAAACTTTAGAATGAGCAGTTGTAAATTAATAATAAAAGATGAAGTGAACGTGAAGTTCGAGAACCTAAGCCTCGAATGGCGAAAGAGACTGTCCAATAAATTCAAATATGAGATTCCATATGCGAGGCATCTGCCAGCGGTCAAGTTAGGTAGATGGGATGGTAAGATCAGTTTCTTTGGGTTGGGCGGCACCACATATCTGAATCTCGTTGATCAAATCATTCCAATACTAGATGAAGGCGGGGTGTACATAGATGTTGAAGACAAAAGGAAACAGCACGACTTTGAATTCAAAGCAGTAGACAAAAATTACCTATCGCATATAAGATGGCCAGAGAATCATCCGGCGGCGGGACAACCAATCGAATTAAGAGATTATCAAGTAGAGACAATAAACAAATTTATCGAACATCCACAAAGCATACAAGAGATAGCCACAGGTGCAGGTAAGACCATAATCACAGCGGCACTGTGCCAGTTAGTCGAGCCATATGGCAGAACGCTAACCATTGTGCCAAACAAAAGTCTTGTGACACAGACCGAAGAGGACTTCCTTGCTTGTAATTTAGATGTTGGTGTATACTACGGAGACAGGAAGGAACTGGGACGTTTCAACACAATAGCAACATGGCAATCACTGAATGTTTTAGAAAAGAAAAGCAAAGACGAACACACCACAGATTTTTTAGAAGCCATACAAGGAATAAACACAGTAATTATTGATGAGGTCCACATGGCCAAAGCAGATGTACTGAAGAGATTATTGACAGGACCGTTTGCACACTGTGGTATACGTTGGGGACTAACAGGTACAGTACCCAAAGCAGATTACGAATTCATGGGACTAAAATGCAGTATAGGTGAAGTTTCAAACAGGATAAAGGCCAGTGAACTACAAGATAAAGGTGTGTTGGCAAACTGCCACGTAAATGTTTTACAAACACAGGACCATCCACAGTTCAAGACGTACGGTGAAGAGTTGAAATGGCTCACAACAGACCCAACGAGAATGACTTGGGTGGCAAAAACTATCCAAGACATAGCAACATCTGGAAACACACTGATACTAGTCGACAGGATATCAGCAGGTGAAATACTAGAAAAGAAAATCAAGGATGCCGTGTTTGTATCCGGGGCAACTAAAAACACAGACAGAAAGGAACAATATGATGAAATATCTACTGCAACAAATAAAGTTATTATCGCCACATATGGAGTTGCCGCTGTTGGTATTAATATTCCTAGGATTTTTAATCTTGTTCTCGTAGAACCAGGAAAATCATTCGTGCGTGTGATACAAAGCATAGGACGTGGAATAAGGAAAGCAGAAGACAAAGACAGCGTTCAGATTTGGGACATTACCAGTAGTTGCAAGTTTGCAAAAAGACACTTGGGGGCAAGGAAAAAGTTTTACAAAGAGGCCAATTACCCGTATAATATACAAAAGATTAATTATGAAAATCCTTACATTAGATAACAGAACATACACTCTGGAAAAAGTACCGGAATGGGTTGACGAGAAACTGCGTTTTGCAGTGCTTGACAATTCTGATCCTGCAAATCCTGATTTCTTTTACATACCTTTGATATTCCTTGAGAGTTTCAACGCACCGGCGGCCGTGCTTGAGATTGGTAGGCACAAGATCAAAATGCCACTAGACTGGAAGATGCTAATAGGTGAACAGGGACAATCAGAAATGCATGTGTTACCAATCACTAGTTTGAACGATAGAGGGTTTGACGCTTTTACTTTCAATCCTTTGTCTAGTCCTAAGCCAGATTTTATACCAATAGACGTCGTTGACATATACACAGAAGTAAAATGGTACTTTCCAAAAATAAAGACAGGACAGATGTTGGCAGTGCCGTTGACAAACGGTCCAAAACCAATGTGTGCCTACTTTGTAAAGGATATATCGAGACAGTGCGAACAGGTGGACTATGGCTCAGTCTGGTAGGAAAACAATCACAATAGATGCACCCGTGATGATAACCAGCAACAAAATTGCTGTGTGGATGGACGAAGATTGGATGCATGATTTTTTTGATTTTATAAAGAAACATAAATTACAACTTTCAGGTATGAATCACCTGCAAAAGAAAATAAAATTAACATTTGTAACTGCAAAGGAATGTACAATGTTTGGATTAAAATATGCCGGCAGAAAAAAATAGAAAATTCTTTGATCTAAGAAACGGACTCAAAGCAGTAGACTTTAGGAACAAGGACTACTTTGACAGGATAGACGACAAAGAGCAATCTCTGTACTCACCCTACATGCTGATGAGATACGTGTCAAGCACATCGTCTAAGGATCAATTTTACGTCGAACACTACGTAGAGATGGTCAATGAGTGTGTAAACAAACACTGCTTTACGCTAGGCAAACACAAAAAATTATTATGGATATTGACTGCTATGTGTGGATCACTGCAACAACAGTTCCACCCATGGATAAAACCAATGAAGCGTGTACCAAACAAAAGTTTAAAAAAACTGCAACAAATATATCCAACATGGAAAGAATCTGATCTCGAGACATTAGATAAAGTAATAACAGATAGAGAACTAGAGGAACTAATGGAAGCACATGGCATCGACCAATAAATGCACTTACTGTGGGAAAGAGTTTGCAAAGGCAAGGACACTGCAAGTACACTTATGTGAACCAAAACGTAGATATCTACAACGAGATGAGAAGTGGGTTGTAAATGCGTTCATGGTGTTCCAAAGATTCTATCAGATACATCAACATAATTCAAAGCCAAAGACGTATGACGACTTTGTGAAAAGTGCATACTACAATGCGTTCGTTAAGTTTGGTAGATACATTATGCACATCAATCCGTTGTATCCAGACAAGTACATAGATTATGTTTTGCAATCAAAAGTAAAATTAGATCATTGGTCAAGAGACGACTTGTACGAATTATATCTCATAGAAACTTTAAAGTCAGAACCCGTTGAGGCCGCACTACAAAGAAGCATAGCGACAATGATGGACTGGGCAACAGAACAGAATGCACAATGGAGCGACTACTTCCGACTTGTAAACACAAACAGAGCGGTGCAACACATCCAACAAGGAAAGATAAGTCCGTGGTTGCTGTTAGGTTGCAGTGCAGGGAAAAGAATGTTAAAATCATTTAACGATGAACAATTACAAATGATTGAAAGATTTATAAATCCAAGTTTCTGGCCGAGCAAGTTGAAGAGCTATCCTGCTGATCACATGCTGGTGCAAGACACGGCAAGGGAGGCAAAAATTGTCTAAAATTGATTTACAGGTTGCAGATACCTTAGAATTCGAAGACGGTGATATTGCAATCACTATAAAGCGAGACGGATCTATTGGGAAAGTTATCTTACCAAAAATGGATTTGAAAACACAACAAAGTAATGGGTACAAAGCCATGCTTGAAATTGTTGAACTATTACAACCAGGAGCAAAACAAGAGTTTATCAAACACAATGAAAAAGAAAAAGGAAGTGTACACTAATGCCTGACGTAGATATAGACTTCTATGATAGAGACAACACGTTGAAGTTTTTTAAACACACACCAGCATCAATTATCAAGGATGGAAAATCCGAGAAACACAAGACAGGAGTTTACTTCCACGCTGTTCCGGAACACCCAGTGACAGGACACGCATCTCTAGACTACAAGAAAGCAGAGGATAGAGGATACTTCAAGATAGATTGCTTGAATGTCAATATCTATAAAGATGTCAAATCAGAACAAGAACTGGTAGAACTTATGATACAAGAACCAGATTGGGAGATGTTGGAAGATCAAAAAGTTGTGGATGACCTTTTCCACCTAAATGGCCATTACAACATAGTTTCAAAATTACAGCCAAAGACAATAGAACAACTTGCGGCTGTGTTAGCAATAATACGTCCTGCCAAGAGACAGCTCATGCACAAGGATTGGTCGGATATTACAAAAGAGGTATGGACTAAACCAACAGATGGCAGTTACTTCTTCAAGAAGTCACACGCAGTTGCATATGCACAGGCAATCGTAGTGCAGATGAATTTGATGAGCAGAGCTAAATATAGTTTTGATGCACCATCAAAAAAGTAAAAAGAAAAAATCCAAAAAACACAGTAAAAGAACCTCCAGTCGGAACTGGATCGACAATGCTTATGATCCTAAGAATCCGTTGACGATATACTACGCCAAGTATATTAATAAAGACGGAAAAGTTTAAATAGGTCTTCTTACTAACTGTATAGTTCTTCTTTTGACTCTCTTCTTGGAAATTTCAGAAAGTCTCACAGTTGGTCCATGAACTATTTCAATGTCTTTTGAATTAAGGGTTACCAACGTTGAACGGAAATATCTAAACTCTCCTTTGAGGAATATGTTTATTGGTAATTTACGGTTTGACTCATGCCACCAAATTTCTCCACATTTCAAATATCTCATCTTATCCTGAGGCATCATAAGCCTACCGTAGTCATAAAAACTTATGACATTTGCATCCTCATTCTGCACTATGCCCACATACTCCAAGTCGCCCTTTCTGATAAGGCTTAAAAATGGGAATTTGTCTCTTAGGGTGTTAAAAATCTCGATCATTCTATTCCTATAAATACTGTTAAATATGTACTATGCAAACAGTTCAAAGGTATTTACTATCGCAGTCGGTAATTGTTTACCAAAGCGGTTATCACGGGAGGAACTCAAAAGTGTACGATAGACGGTTAACGGTATACAGAGGAGTGAGCAACCCGCTGACCTTCACGTTCAAAAATGAAGATCAGAAGTCCCAGGATGTATCTGCTAAGTCTGTGTCAAGCGGAAACTATTACCAATTAGAGGTGATAGACTCTGAATCACAGCAATCTGTTATTACAAAAACATTGAAAATCATAGATGACGGCAGTACCATAGCAACAAAAGGGCAAGCCAGTTGTGAGATATCCGAGGGGGATCTACTGAGTCTAGATGCTAAATTTTACACATATGCAATCAAAGAAATCAAATCGGATGGAAGCACTTTAGTGACTTATGCAGATACCAGTTATGTGGCTGGCGGGACCATTGAGGTCTTGGATGGTGCCTATGCACAATTCTTACCAAGTACCAGTATCTCAACATTCACAGCAAGTGGTGGACCATTGGAATACACAACATCAAAAATAAATGCCAAGCCAGGCATAAACAACAACAAGGCTTTACACACCATTGCAGTGTACACTAAAAATTTCACAGGAGCATTAAGGGTTCAAGGCACGATGAGTACCTCCCCTAGTGAAACTGATTACTTCGATATCACAATGGAAGATGCAGGATCAACTGCAAACTCTTTCACAAGTTCTACCACAGTTACGAATTTCAACTTCACAGGTGTTTACCAGAATGTGAGATTCAGTTGGGGCAACAGCACTGGTAACACAGGTGTGATTGACAAAATCCTATATAGACAGTAAAATAGTACTGATTATGAATCTTATACAGAATACAATTCTGACTAGTCTGCCTGCGAATAGAAAGAAAACGCCAAGCGGTTGGATCAGTTTCAATGCACCGTGTTGTGTATACAACGGTGAGACTGCTGACAAAAAGAAACGCGGTGGACTGATGACCAGTGCAGACGGAACTGTGAGTTACCATTGTTTCAACTGTGGATTCAAGGCCAGTTATGTTATAGGACGTAAACTGACCTACAAGATGAGACAGTTCATGAGTTACATAGGCATACCTGAGGACACCATACGTAAGTTGGCCATAGAAGCCATGCGTGAAGAGGAGAGTGACATCAAGTATGAAAAGAAAAAATTTATTACATTCAACAAAAAGAATTTGCCAAACAACACCAGGCCGTTGGACACATGGTTAGAAAAATACACAACAGGAACATTATCAGACACAGAACAGAAAAGTATAGACAACTTGTTGACCTATCTATCTAGTAGAGGCATTGGACCTGATTGGTATGACTTCATGTATTCGTCTAGTAAAGTGTGGGACGTATATCAAAGATTATTAATTCCATTCTATTGGCGAGGCGAAGTTGTTGGATTCACGGGAAGGATGTTTGAAGAGTCTAACGGAGTAAAATACTACACAGACGTATGGCCAGGATATGTGTTCAACATGGACGCACAGGACTGGACAAGGAAATTTGTTATAGTCACGGAAGGGCCATTTGATGCAATTACCGTTTCTGGTGTCAGCATACTAGGGTCAGAGATAAATGATACACAAAGAGAGTTGATTGATGGACTGGGCAGGAGAGTTATTGTGGTGCCAGACAGAGATGCTCCTGGAGAAAAACTGATAGGACAAGCAAAAGAATTTGGATGGAGCGTGGCCTTCCCAGAATGGGGAGATGACGTAAATGATGTCGCCGATGCTGTAGCAAAATACGGAAGACTATTTGTCCTACAGTCTATACTGAAGACAGCAGAATCCAATAAACTGAAAATAGATCTCAAAAGAAAAATGTATGGTTAGTTTTCACATAGAACCAACAAGTAAATGCACACTAGAGTGCCCACTGTGTGACAGGACATGGTTCTACGAAACTTTTAAAAGAAGAAACTTGCATGAAATTAACATAGAGCACCTTGTTGAATTTGTAGGAGTGAACAAAAATATTACCATGTGCGGTAATAATGGAGATCCAATATATCATTCGCAATTTCTCCAATTGTGCCAACGGTTGAAAGATAATAATTGCAAAATTAATATTACCACTAACGGATCGGCAAAGACAAAATCATGGTGGAAAAAATTAAACAGCATACTAGATGAAAATGATATACTACAATTTTCCATAGATGGATTAGAAGACACAAATCATTTGTATCGTAAAAATGCAAAGTGGAATTCAATAATGGAGGGTATAAAAGTTTTTGCAGAACGTAAATGTAAACTTTCATGGAAATATATTGTTTTCAAACACAACCAGCATCAAATAAAAGATGCCAAAGGGTTATCTGAAAAATTTGGATTTGACCATTTCCAATTAGAACACAGCGACAGATGGTTAGGTAAAAAAGAACTAATGCCTGATAGAGAATTTGTTGACACATATTACCAACAGCAACAAAAAGTTTTGATTGATCGGGAATTTAAAACTGACATGGAGCCTATGTGTCTTGTTGATGGCCTACCAAGCAAAGCGTTATACATAGATGCAGAAGGAGATTTTTATCCTTGCTGTTGGATGGGGACATACAGATACAAATATAAAAGTTTGTTTTCCCCAAAAAAGAACAAATTTAATATAGCAGGCACCACATTAGATGGTATTTTAAATAAAAATGAAATAAAAGATTTCTTTAAATCAACAAAACAATTTACATCTGCTCATGATTGTTGTAAAATACAGTGTGGAAAGAAAAATGGCTGAATACACATTTGACGTACAGAAACTTTATATAGAAATGCTCCTTGCAGATGCAGAGTCATTCGCACGGGCACAAAACATATTCAAACCAGAATCGTTTGATCGTAAACTGCAACCAATCGCCAAGTTCGTTAAAGACTACATGGACGAGTACAAGGTCATGCCGGAAGTTGAGCAGGTTAACGCATCTCATGATATAAAATTAAAAACAGCAAAAGATCTAGACCCAGCACACTTCAACTGGCTACTAGACGAATTTGAAACCTTCTGTAGACACAAAGCACTGGAACAGGCAATACTTTCATCTGCCGATCTTCTCGAGAAGGGTGACTATGGTCCGGTTGAAGACATGGTCAAAGAAGCAGTCAACGTAGGATTGACCAGAGACCTCGGTACAGACTACTTCGAGGATCCAAAGGCAAGACTTATGGCCCTCAAGGACAACAACGGACAGATTAGCACTGGCTGGAATAACTTAGACAAGAAACTATTCGGTGGATTCAACCGAGGCGAACTAAACATCTTTGCAGGTGGATCAGGAGCAGGTAAGAGTTTGTTCTTGCAGAATCTTGCAGTCAATTGGGCACAGGCTGGTCTGAACGTTTGTTACATATCTTTTGAATTGAGCGAACAACTTACTGCCATGAGACTAGATGCCATGATGACTAATATCCCAACCAAGAAAGTTTTTCCTGAGATAGACAATGTTGAAATGAAAGTTAAGATGTTAAAGAAGAAGTCAGGAACATTGCAGATCAAATACTTGCCAAGTGGTAGCAACGTGCTAGACGTTAGGACGTATCTAAAAGAATTAGAATTAAAAAACAAAAAGAAAGTAGACTGTATTTTAATTGACTATTTGGATCTCATGATGCCTAAAAGTAAAAAGATCAGTCCAGCAGACTTATTCATAAAAGACAAATACGTGTCTGAAGAACTAAGAAACTTAGTTGTTGAGAAACATTGTGTATTGGCAACAGCATCTCAGTTGAACAGGGCCAGTGTTGAAGAGATCGAGTTTGATCACTCTCACATATCAGGCGGACTGTCTAAGATACAGACAGCAGATAACGTGATAGGTATATTCACAAGTAGGGCAATGAAAGAGCGTGGTAGATATCAGATACAGTTCATGAAGACAAGATCAAGTTCAGGTGTGGGTCAGAAAGTGGATCTGGAGTTTGACGTTGACAGTTTACGTATCAGAGACTTGGCAGATGATCCAGAGTACAAACAATTTGACAAACAAAGAAGTACAATATATGATTCACTTAAACAAACATCCAAAGTTTCTGCATCGGACGGAACACCCAAAGACGCAAGACCGGAAGTGCCGGATCCACGTAAGGGAGACACAATAGGTAAAGTAAAGGCCACAGTAGAGGGTGGCAAACTGAGACAACTTCTAAACGAACTACACTCAGATGAAGAACAGTAATGACATCAATTACATATACGAGAAATTAAGTTCTCTATATCCCAACTACGCCAACAGGAAACCCAAAGCAAAAATATATTCAAAGGCGTATACCAGTCTCATAGGTGTGATGCTTTCTGCACAGTCGCAGGATAAAAGAACGGCAGTGGCCTGCAGACAACTGTTCGCACTGGCAGACACACCGGAGGACATGTTAAAATTATCACAGGAAGAAATAATTGACGCCATTAAACCTGCAGGACTATTCAATGCCAAGTCTAAAAATATTCTCGCCACTAGCAAGATGTTGATAGAAGAGTTCGACGGACAAGTACCAAACACCCAAAAAGAACTTATGACACTACCCGGAGTTGGACGTAAGAGCTCTGACATAGTCATGAGATTTGTTTTTGGAGAACCACACATAGCAGTGGACACACACGTGTTCCGGATGTTGTGGAGATTAGGTTGGGCAGACAGTCTAGACGAGGGCAAGGCATCTATCACAGTCAATGATACAACGCCTGGCAAGTACAAGTACGGCGCCCACATGTGGTTGATCACACACGCCAAAATGTTATGTAAATCAAGGTCACCATTGTGCGAAGAATGTGTGATCAGTGCCGCCTGTGATCGCAGAGACATCACAGTTCCTAAAAGTAAATTACGCCAAAAAGTATAACCAAAATAATATACGTAGATAAATATTCCTGTCCAGAGCTTTAATGCGAGAGGCGATAACAGGCAAACATAGGCATGAAAAATAAAGAACTAAAC